TCGGCGGTCGACTCGGCGGTCGACTCGGCGGTCCGCTCGGCGGTCCGCTCGGCGGTCGACTCGGCGCCCATTAAACCCTTCTGGCACCAGCTTTTTGGCGGCCGCCAGTGGTGCTGGTGGCCCGCGTTCATCGCCTACTTCCGCGACGTCGTCGAACTCCAACTCGACAGTGACATCTGGGACCGCTCGCGCGCCTACCAAGATGCCGAGTCCGCCGGCTACTGGTGGCCCAACCGCGACTTCGTCATGGTCTGCGACACCCCCGCCGTCCTTCACGTCGAAGCCGCGGCTGGCCAGCACCGCATGCACTGCGAAACCGGACCGTCCGTCGCATGGTCGGACGGATGGGGCCTCTACACGTGGCACGGCACATCCGTACCGCGCGACCTCATCGAAACCGGCTGGGACGTCGAACGGATCATGGCCGAACGGAACGCAGAGGTTCGGCGCTGCGCCATTGAGAAAATGGGCTGGGACCAATTCGTCCTCGCCGCGGGGTTGAAGCTCATCGACGAAGCCGACGACCCCGGCAATCCCGGCCAAATCCTGCGGCTGTACGACGTGCCGCGCAAGGTCCTCGACTGGCCCGTACGAGTGCTGGTCGCACACAACGCCACCCGCGAACGCGACGGTTCCCGCCACACATTCGGACTCACCGTGCCCACCGACTGCCGCACCGCGATCTCGGCCGCGGCATGGTGTTTCGACCTGAGCGAGAAGGAATATCGGCAGTTGGAGCGTGCCACATGATGACCCTCTTGGAACAGCGTTGGCGGCAGTGGGTCGATCGGCGCGGCGACGATGAATGCTGGCCCTGGAAAGGCGCACCGAACAGCGACGGTTACGGCCACATGAAGATCAACGGAAAAAGCACCAAAGCCCACAGGATCTCGTACGAACTATTCGTTGGTCCCATTCCGACCGGCCTCGTGATTGACCATCTCTGCCGAAACCGAATCTGCGTCAACCCAAAGCATCTAGAGCCGGTCACGTCGGGAACAAATACCCACCGGGGCGCGACATTGGCGGCCGCTCAGGCGTTGATGTCCGAATGCGTATGGGGTCACCCGCTTCAGGGTGAAAACCTTCGCATCGATAGTCGAGGAAAGCGCGTTTGCCGACTCTGCAACAGGATTCGCAGCGCGTGTCATCGCATCGAAAAGGGCATCGGATCTTCAGCCGATCTGGAACTGGCTGAGTTAGCTCCGTGGATGAAGGAATTGGCCCGCGCCACCTGAGATGTCCAGCCGTTCAACGAAATAACCGGAAAGGATAAACTAAGAATGGCAACAACCACTGAAATGATCGAGGCCACCGGTGTCGATGTCGTCACCGCAACCGACCTCGCCGACGTTGAAATCCCGCTTCTGTCTGGTGTACAGCGACAGGGAGATGTACTGGTGCGGCCAGCGAATGTGGTTGCTACGACGCCGGTCCCGTCATCTGGTACGCCAGTAGTTCGGGGTGAGAACGGCGGCAACACCCATGCCATCCAGGGGGATGGTGAGGTTTATTGCGATGTGCTTGACCCGTCGCCCCGGAATCTCGCAGTGGCGAGGTTGACGGTCAAGTCGGGCGAGGCGGTTCTATGCCATCCGGAGCATGGCTTCAACCGCATCGCCCCCGGCTCCTACGAGATTCGTCGGCAGCGGGAGATGGCCGAAGAAATCCGCATGGTCGCCGACTAGGAACCCCCATTTTCGGGTGTCTGGGCTGCGCACACGCATGACCGAGCGCGCCCAGACACCCAGAAGGGGTTTCACTATGCCCGGAATAGGAGGCCGATGATGGCCGAAATCGACATCATGACGCAGACCGCGCCGTATCCGCGCGAGCTCGCCCGCGCCGGCATGTGCTGCGGTTGCGGCTACTACTTCGCCGTCCACGGCGCGCACCGCGCCGACTGCACAACCGAGCTGGGCCGCCGTGAACGCGACCGTAGCGGCCGGGCCCGCTGCGACTGCTGCGGCGACAAGACGCCCGTGAAATCGCTGCGCTGGGACCGCTACAGGTGGCAATGCGCCGCGTGCGCGGGCGGGTTGATCGGGGCCGGCAATGGCGCGTGAATGCCTGCTCTGCGGCGACTTCGAATCCGAGCACGAAGCCGACGAGAAGGGCGACCGGTTCCTCGGCCGATGCCGCGCACGCAACTACTACGGCCCCGGCCGCAACGACTACGTGCAATGCGACTGCCCCGGCCTAGAACTGGCGCCAGACGACAACAACGAAGGGGGCCGGTGATGGTGCTGCCGATCTTGCTCACCCTGTTCTGCGACCGCTGCGGCGGCCTGTTCAAGACACCGGCGCTGCGGCCGATCTGCCAGCCATGCCACGCCGCCAACGAGAGAGGCCGCCGCCGCTGATGTATCGCAGACACAACTATCGAGATGACATCGCCGGTCCCGTTTGGCTGTACCGGGTGTACGCCGGCGACACGCTCGCATACGTCGGCGTTTCCGCAGACCCGAAAACCAGAATCGCGAAGCACCGCCGCAAGCCGTGGGGGAAGTCTTTCGACCGCATCGGCCTGCAATGGTTCCCAAGCCGCGCAGACGGATTCGCCGCCGAGCGCGCCGCAATCCTCGCTGAACGACCGCTGTACAACACCGCCCGACCAAGAGGAGCGATGCTCTGATGCCGCGCATTCGAACGCTGAAACCGGAGTTTTTCCGCTCGCCGTCGACAGCCAAGGTCGACCCGCTTGTACGGCTGTTCTACCAAGCACTGTGGTGCTGGGCCGACGACTTTGGCATCGGCGAAACCAACATCTACGGATGGCTCGGGTTCGCCTTCCCAGACGGACAGGAAATCTACGATCCCGAGCTGCGCGGATTCCGCGCACTTTCTGCGCAAGATTTGCGCCGGTTTTGCGCCGACCTTGCGCGGCACTTCGAAATCACCTTCTACATCGTGCGCGGACGGCACTACTACGCCATCGGAAACTGGGACCAACACCAGAAGACCGAGCGACGCGAAGATCGCCGTAAGAACCCCCGGCCGGACGACCCCGAAGCTATCCCTGACCTGCAATTTCAGGACTGCGCAGAATCCGCGCCAATTTGCGCCGGCAAACCCGCGCAAAATCCGCGCAAAACCGGCGCTGGAACAGGGGAACAGGGGAACAGGGGAACAGGGGAACCCCCCTACCCCCCAAACGAGCAACCGGCGCTACCCGCGCGGCGCAAGCCGCGTGACGGGTCGGGGGAAGCACTCGCCCGGGTTCGCGAGCTGAACGCCAACGCGCGATCGACAACCGCGTACGGCATCGCCGAAGCGTTCAGCGCGTCACTGCCCGTCCCGATCGAACGCGGACACCTCGTCGAGATCGGCAAGCAGATCGACAAGTGCTTGCGGTCGAACATTCCGCCGCCGGCGATCGCAGCCGGCCTCAAGGCGTGGTCGTCATCCGACTCGTGGTCGCCGACGCAGATTCCGAACTTCGTGCACAAGGCCAACAACGGCGCCCTGGCCGACAAGGCGACAGCCAAGGCCGTCGGATACGCCGACGCCGCCGACGAACTGCTAGCGGAGGTAACCACGCTATGACGACCGCCATCAACGCCACCGAAGCCGACGTGCGTGCCGTCGCTGAAGTGCTGCAACTCGCGTCAGTGCTGGACACCCGGGCGCCGGCGCCGAACAAGGCGCGCGTCGCCGCGTGGGCCGAAGGCGTGCACCGCCATCAGCTCACCCGCGACGACCTGCTCGACGGCCTACAGGCGTTCTACGACTCGCCGAGCACGCACGCCATCAACATCGGTGACCTGATCTTTCACGCCCGCATCGTCAAACGCGAACGGCTGGAACGTGAACCCGACGAAGACCGCGACACCCGGCGCGAGCTGGCCGATGCGAAAGCCGAACCCGACTTCACGGCCGCGCTCGCCGCCGCCGCGATCACCGGGCCGACGAAGCACCGCACCGAGCGGCTGACTGCCGCGGAGCGCGCGTTGCAGTGCTGCCACGGCAAGCACGAGTCGATCGCGGCCATGCGGGAGTACTTCGCCGCCAAGGCCGAAGCCCGTAACACGCAGGCGGCCGAACGATGACCGCGCCTGAGAGTCCCTGTGAGCGATTCGGAATGGGTTCCCGGTTGGTTCCATACCGGCCCGGGGTGAACGTGGCTCAGCGTGGCTTACAGCCCCGGGAATGGGCATGACACGATGACCCTCGTCAACCTCTGGTCACAGGACTTCAAAGAGCACATCGCCCGCACCGTCGCCACCGTCGAACCGCAGCAGATCCCACTGCTGCCAGTCGGCGACCTCGCCGGCAACATCATCCGCGCCGCCGAGCTCGTCGACGGCATCCACCTGACCATCACCGGCCTCACACCCGAATTCCGATGCAAACTCGTCGCCGGCCTCAACGGTGTACTCACCATCGAAGAACACCCAGCATTCGCGTTCGTCTACACCCAAGCCCACTGGGACGGCGCAACCATGCACATCACCGCCGTCCCCTACGTCACCTACCTACGCCGATCCTGCCTACCCGACTGGTACGTCCCGGATGAAAGGTTCTGCTGACAAGTGGCGAATTGCCAACAATGCCAAGCACACTCAGAACTATTCCTGTGCACGCAATGCCAGCAGGATCTGTACGAGATGCTGCAGGGCCTCGCGATCGGCCAGTGGGTCGGCGCACCAACACTCGGCGAGCCCGAGCCCGCGGTCGGCGGCCGCACCAAGAGCGGTGGCCGCTGGTGGATCGAACACCAATCACCCGGCCGCATCGACGCCCTGCAAGATGAAGCCTGGGGACGCACCCGCAAAGGCGGCTCGGCACGCCGATCCAACGAACGCACCACACCCCTGCTCGTCCGCCTCGGGCCCGATGCAAACGCGACCGCCGAAACCCAATGGGCCGGAAGCCCATCCGAAATCCTCGACAACCTCCACACCACACTGCTGGACTGGGTCACCGCCGTCAACACCAACACCGAAACACTCGCCGCAGGAGACGCAGACTAATGACCAGCACCGCCGACCTCGCGCTACACCTGGCCGCCAACGTCCACGCCATCGCCCGCCGCCCAGACGCCGGCGCCTGCTACACGCAAATCAAGGCCATCGTCGACGACATCGAACGCGTCATCAACCGCCCACCAGCACCCCGCTTCTGTGGCCAATGCGACACCATGATCGAACGCAAAATCTGCGGCCTCGCCCTCTACGCGCCCCGCGACGCCATCGAAGTCACATGCCCAAACCCCTTGTGCCGCACCACCCACAACATTGAACGCCTCTACAACCGCACCCTCAACAACGCCGACAACAAGACATTCCCCCGCGAGGTGCTGATCGGCAACCAACGCACCGACGCCGACCGCTACACCACCGGAATCATGGGCGAACTCGGCGAATTCGTCCACTGGCAAACCTTCAACCGCTGGGTCCGCGAACACCAACTCAAACCCGCCATCTGGGTACGCCCCAACGGCCGCAGAGTCTTCACCCGCCACTCCAGCGAAGACACACCCGAATACCGGCTCGCCGACGTCCGAAAAGTCAAGCGCCACATGGACCGAAAGACCGGCAAAGCCAAAACGGCCAAGACCACAGACTAGGTGCTGGCCCCCGTTTAGACATCGGGACAAGGCACCTTCAGGGCGGGGCGATGCTCCGGTGTCGTCCCGCCCCTCCAACCTTGACAGAAGAGCAAAGGAATATCGGCATAATGCACCCCTACCAACGCGACCCGCAAAGCGGCGCGGGGAATTGCATCTGCGGCCACCCTCAGCTACCATGAACCACCAACGGGCCTTCAACGCGCCCAAAAACACCCAAGCCACCCCAAACGCGGGTGGCTTTTCGCATTTCACAAAGGTCCACGCAAATGGCCGACATGCCGGGCAACACCCAACCACGCGGCGCCGATATCGAAGTCTGGGAAGACTGGCCAGCCGGACACGGTTACGACGACGTCGGCGCCCTCGTGCCGCGGCGCATCAAAATCAACGGTGCCGAACTACTAGCCCCGGCCGACCGACCCCTCCTCGAACTCAGCCGAATCGACGGCAAAAACTGCCTCGCCGCAACGGTCAACATGTTCGTGCGCTCCCTGGTAATCCACCCGGTCGAATTCGAGCCGCCCGCCGACTACGTGACACCCGAGCGCCGCCACGCCGAATTCTGCGAACTCACGCCGTCGTACAAGGTCCACTTCGACGGAGACACCGAAGAACTGCTCAACGTGCTTCAGCAATCCGGACGGAAGTTCTCGCTGCGAGACGCCGATGCCCAGTAACAACGAGGCCGTCGCGAAACTCATCGCCGACAACCTGCACAACCTCACCATCCCCGGCCCCGACGGCCAACCCGTCCGCTACCGACTGCTCTCCCACTCCACCGTCGGACACTCACCCGAAATGGCCGACAAGATCAACCGCCGCGCCCTCGACGTCGCCCGCGCCATCGTCCACCACATCACCAGCGCCGGCTACACCATCACCCACCCCAACGACCCCGCACCCACTGACAACCTCGGCCCCTACCTCGTCGCCACCGCATACTGCGCACACTGCGCCTGCGCCATCCACACGCTGACGAACCTCCAGCGCGACCCCAACCGGCCAGACCACTTCACCGCCAAGCTCTACCGGCAAGGCATCGAAGCCATCGGCCACAACCACCGGTGCTGGGAATGAACCACCCCTTCGAGCCGCCGCCCATCCTGGCCCAGCTGCTGCCCTTCCACGAAGCCACCAAACGCCTGCAGCGCAACCAGATCGGCGCATGGCTCGGCAAATTCGCCCACCTCATGACCAGCCACCCCCGCTTCCCCGCAACCATGACCGTCACCCAACAAGACGACCGCACCTTCGTGCTCACCGTCATCATCGACGGCCCACCAGCACTCCCCGCCTAACCCGTGCCAGGCACCCATCGCCGCACCACCACACAACGCGGCCTCGGCCACAGGCACAAACAGCAAGTCGCCCGCCTCAAACACCACCACATCGACGGCACCCCATGCTGGTGGTGCGGCCAACCCATGTACCGCGAACCCACACTCAACTGGGACCACAAGGCGCTCTCCGGTGACCACTCCATCCCACGCTCAGCCGGAGGCACCCTCGCCGACCGCCTGCTCCACGGCACCTGCAACAGCGAACGCGGCGACGGAACCCGCGACCACCAACGCCCAGCACTCACCGGCAGACGCGCGACACACAATCAGCCCGACCTCGGCCACACGGCCATGACCTGGCCTTAACACCGGCATGGACCCATGCAACCGGTCACCGGTCCCACGGTCACCATGGCGCGGCCGGCCCCAGCCGCCCCGACCCTCCCAGCAAACAATGTGCCGCCCGTTGTACCACCCCCCGGCCGAAAAAATCGAGGGGGAGGGGGGCCACGGCGACCGCCGCCCGGTCGCTTTTTTCTCTCCCCCGGACGGAAAACGCACCATTTTGGCAGCTCATGGCGATTGATCCGATTCGGCCGGTGAAGCTTGGTCGCCGCGCAGCTGCGCTGTGGCGCGATCTGGTGGGGCCCGAGACACCGATCGACACGAAGGTGCTCGTCGCTGAAGCCTGCCGGCTGACGGATCGGCTCGACAAGTACGACAAGATCCTGCGCGCTGATCCGATGGATCCGGTTCGCAGCGAGGCCCGGCTGGCGGCGTCGGCGTTGCACCGGATCTTGAACGGTTTGTCGTACGAGACGCATGGAGCGTCGGCCGGCGCGGCGGAGGATCCTCCTGAGACCAGTAAGGCCACCACGATTGCTGACGAGATCGCGGCCCGCAGAGCCGCGCGGCAAGCAGACGCCGCGGGTTAGTCACTTCCCGCGCCCGGAGATCGCCCGGGACTACACCGCGGGCTTGGATGCGCTCGAGTGCGCCAAGATCGCGGGCCGGGAGAATATTCCCTGGCAAGAGCTGGTGGTCCGCGAGGGCATGGCCACCGACGACGCGGGCCGGTGGCTGGCGTTCGAGGTCGGCGTCCTGGTGGCCCGGCAGAACGGCAAGAACGGCGGCATCGAGGTCGTCGAGCTCGGTTGGATGATCAACGAGCCGGGCGTGTCGATCCTGCACACTGCGCACGAGTTCCAGACGGCCATGGAGTCGATGGACAAGCTCGAAGCGCTGATCTTGTCGCACCCGCTGTTGGAGAACGAGGTCGCGCAGATCCGCCGCGGGAACGGCCGGGAGTCGATTCGGCTGAAGAACGGGTCGATCATCCGGTTCCGGACGCGCACGAAATCCGGTGGCCGTGGCTTCTCGGTGGACCGGCTGGTGATCGACGAGGCGATGATCTGGTCGCCGGCGTCGCAGGCGGCGATCATGCCGCTGCTGACCACGGCGAAGAACCCGCAGATCTGGTATCTGGGTTCCGCGGCTGATGAGGAGACGCACGAGTATTGCGGCAAGTGGGCGTCGCTGCGGGCCCGCGCGCTAGCTGGTGATGATCCGAAGCTGTTGTGGCTGGAATGGTCGGCGCCAGAGCCGCCGGAAGATCCGGCGGCGCGTCGGGTTTGGCGTGAGGACCGCGCGAATTGGGCTGCCGCGAATCCGTCGATGGACTACCTGGTGACCGAGGAGTACATCGAAGATGAGTTGGCGGCGTTCCGGCGTGATCTAGCGAAATGGGAGGTCGAGCGGCTCTCAGTCGGCCGGTGGCCGAAGGACATCACCGACGTCCACATCTTCCCGATCGAGAAGTGGGACGCGCTAGGGGACGGATCGCCGGATCTGGTGAACATCTATCCGCAGGTGATTGCGGTGGACCGCGATCCGGTAACGAAGCTGTGGGCGATCGCCGGGGCGACGCGCACTGCTGACGGGCACGCCCATATCGAGATCGGCTACAACCAGGCGGCGTCGGCGACTGAGGTGGTCGAGAAGCTCGTCGACATCGTCACCCAGGCTGACCCGGCAGCGTTGGTGATCGAGTCCCGGTCGCCGGCGGCGGTCCTCAAGCCGTATCTGATCGAGGCTGGCATCGAGCCGGTGATGACGAACACCTCCGAGCTGGCGTTGGCCTGCGAAGGCATCGTCGAGGCTGTCGAAGCGGCCCAGATCACCCATTCCAACCAGGCCGTGCTGAACGAAGCGGTGATCTCGGCGTCGAAACGCGACCTGCCGGGCGACCGGTTCGCGTGGGACCGCAAGCCGGGCGGGCAGATCGTGCAGCTGATGGCCGCGACGTTGGCGCATTGGGGTCTGCTGACGTTCTCTGCGCCGCCGACGCGGTCGGCTGCGCCGTTGGCGGACAACGAAATTGAGACATCCGGAGCCGATTTTGAGCGTGAATTCGACGCCATGAACGCTCCGTTTTGACCTGTTAGGGAGGCTGAGTGGCGCCGAACACGCGCGTACCGGCCGTTAGGCAGCGCCTACCACGCAAGGTTGCAGGGCACAACACCAAGACCGCGGCGCCGGTCACCGAGACAGGGTTCGCGAACCCGTTCCCGGGGATGCTGTCGGCGTTCAGCCAGTGGGACCAGTTCGAGCAGGTTCCGGAGCTGTTGTGGCCCAACAGTGTTCGCACCTACACCCGGATGTGGCGTGAGGATTCCCGGCTGGCCAGCGTGTATTACGCGATCGCGCTGCCGATCCTGCGCACGCCGTGGCGGATCGACCCGAACGGTGCCGAGGACGAGATCGTCGACTTCGTCGCGACGAACCTGGGGTTGCCGATCGTCGGCGACAACGACCCCCAGCCGAAACCGCGCACCAGGGACCGGTTCTCGTGGACCAAGCACCTGAAACTCGCGTTGCGGCATCAGCAGTTCGGGCATCAGGTGTTCGAGCAGGTGTACCGGATCGGTGATGACGGGCGAGCCTATCTGCGGAAGTTGGCGCCCAGGCCGTCCTCGACGATCGCCTACTGGGACGTCGCCCTCGACGGGGGCCTGGTGGGCATCACCCAGTACCCGCCCGGGACGGCGTTCGGGGCTCCGATGGGGACGACGCAGGGCGGCATGAGTGGTTTGCAGCTGCAGATCCCGGTGTCGCGGCTCGTCGTGTATGTGCGTGACCCGGACCCGGGGCAGTGGATCGGCAACAGCTTGTTCCGGCCGGCCTACAAGCACTGGCTGCTCAAGGACGAGCTGATCCGCATCGAGGCGACCGCGGCGCGCCGCAACGGTGTCGGTGTCCCGAAAGTCATTGCCCCCCAGTCGGTTTCTGAGGCCAGTATCGGTAGCTCGGATCTGCAGCCGTATCTGAACATCGCGCGGCAGTTCCGGGGCGGCAACACGGCCGGTGTGGCGTTGCCGTTCGGCGCCGAGATGGAACTGATGGGCGTGCAGGGACAGTTGCCGTCGGGGTTCATCCGGATGGCCATCGAGTACCACGACAAGCAGATGGCGTTGTGCGCCCTGGCGCACTTCCTGAACCTGGACCGCGGCGGCTCATATGCGCTCGCGTCGGTGCAGGAGTCGACGTTCACCCAGGGTGTGCAGCAGGTCGCCGACGACATCCGCGACACCGCCCAGGCCCACGTGGTCGAGGATCTGGTGGACATCAACTTCGGTGTCGACGCGGGCTGCCCGATGCTCGTGGTCGACGAGATCGGTTCCCGCCAAGACGCCTCCGCGGCGGCGCTGCAGATGCTGGTCAACGCCGGGCTGCTCACCGCGGACCCCGAGCTTGAGGCGTTCGAGCGTCAGCAGCTCGGTTTGCCGGCCGCCGACCCGGATCTGCAGGCCGAGAACCCGGCCCAGTTCCCCAAGCCCCCGTCGTCGGTGGTTGAGCCGGACGTGCCGGCCGATACCGAGCCGGTTGATACCGCGTTGCCGGCGCTGCCGTACAAGGGCGCGGCCAACGCCTCGGCCGGGCGCCGCGGCCGCCGGCTGACCATCAATGCCGAAAGAGGAGAGCTGACACTGTGGTGAACCTCGTGACCGTGCCCGGCGTCGAGCTGATGCGGGTGGGCAAGTGGAATCTGTCGACCGGCGAGTGGGAATGCACGACCAAGGAGATCGCCGCGGCGATCGACGCGCACAACAAGGGGCTGCTGCGCAAGCCGGTGATCCGGTTGGGCCACAACGACCCCCGCTTCTCCGGTGACCCGGCGGTGGGCTGGCTGGATAACCTGCGGGCCTCCGAGGACGGGCAGGCGCTGATCGGTGACATGGTCGGCGTCCCGGAGTGGCTGGCCGAGATCCTGCCGTCGGCGTACCCGTCGCGCTCGATCGAAGGCCTGTATGACTACACCGCGCCGGATGGCAGCGAGCACGAGTTCGTGCTGACCGGGCTGGCGCTGCTCGGGGCCACCCGCCCGGGTGTGGAGTCGTTGCAGAGCCTGCAGGATGTGGCCCGGTTGTACGACATCGCCGCGGCCGGCCAGGTCGGCGGCAAGGCGATCGAGCTGACCATCGAAGCCGCCGACGCCCCGAAGCCGTACGGGGACGTCAAGTATGCGGACCCGAAGAACGGCAAGTACCCGATCGACACCGCTGAGCATGTTCGCGCGGCGTGGGCGTACATCAACATGCCGAAGAACCAAAAGGATTACAGCGCAGCAGAACTGGCCCAGATCAAGGACCGCATCAAGGCTGCTGCGAAGAAGTTCGGAATCAAGATCGAAGCCGGCGAGGCTTCCGAAACAGAAGGAGGGGCCATCGTGGCTCTACCCGAAAAGGTCGCCGAAGCGCTCGGTATCGACGCATCCGCCGACGAGGACACCGTGCTGGCCAAGATCGCCGAGCTCAAGCCTCCGGCGCCCGCGGCCGAACCTGAACCCGAGCCGCAGCCCGCGCCGGTCGCGGCGGCCGCCGGCGTGGTCAACGGGCTGGTGCAGATCGAGCAGGCCACCCTCGACGAGCTGAAAGCCGCTGCCGCGCAAGGTGTTGAGGCGCGCGCCCGTCAGATCGCCGAGGAAGACGAGCGCACCGTCATGGCCGCGATCGGCCAGGGCAAGATCGCCCCGGCCCGCAAGGACCACTGGCTGGCCGCGCTCAAGGCCGACCGCGACGGCACCAAGCAGGTGCTGGCCAGCCTGGCGGCCGGCCTGATCCCCGTCAATGAGGTCGGCCACCAGGGCGTGGCCGGCCAGATCGGCTTCGAGGGCGCCCCCGACCCCGAGCAGCAGGCCAAGGACTACGCCCACGGCATGGTCATGGCCCGTCTCGGATTCCCCACCACGAAAGGCAGCGTGAACTGACATGGCTGGACAGGACTACGTCCCCCTCTATCTCGCCGGCACCCAGGCATCCTGCATCGCCGGTGCGGCGATCACCCAGGGTCAGCTGGTCGTGATCACCGGCGGCACGCTGGTCGGCGGCGGGGTGAACCCCACCGTCGTACCGACTTCAGCGGCGACCTCAGCCCAGGTCGGTGTGGCCGCGGCCAGCGCCGCCTCCGGCGCCCCGGTCAGCGTGTACTTCGGCGGCGTGCACCTGCTGGCCGCCGCCGGCGCGATCAACGCCGGAGACCCCGTCGTGGCCGCCGCGAACGGCGCAGTCGACGACCTCGGCGACGGCACCACCTACGACCAGGTGATCGGCCACGCGTGGAGCGCGGCCGCAAACGGCCAGGTCGCCGTCCGGCTCGGCGAGTTCTGACCGGCCGCCAGCACCAGCCACACGCACCCCGACTCCCGTAGTGGGTCGGGGTTTTTTCAACCCCGAAACCCGCTGCGCCGCAGCACTTCCAGAAAGGACTAGGTCGAGATGCCCATTCTCGAGCCTCCTGGCTTTCCCACCGGAAACCTTGCCACGCAAGACGTTTACTCGATCAGTCGTTACCTTAACGACCCGACGACCGTGCTGCGCGCGCTGCGCCTGATCGCCGACCAAATCTTCATCGGCAACAAGGTGCTGACCGGGCAGTTCTACACCAAAGACGGGTCGGTCATCTACGAACAGATCGAGTCGATCTTCGCGGCCAACACCCCGCAAGCGGTGCAGCCCGGCGACGAGTACCCGCTGACCCCGGTCCCGACCGGTCCCGCGCAGATGGCCAACGTCGTCAAGTGGGGCCTGGACACGCCGATCACTGACGAGTCGATCGCCCGGCAGAACTTCGACGTGGTCGCGCGGGCGTTCATCAAGATCGTCAACAGCATGGTCGCCCAGATCGACTCGGTGGTCATGTCGGCGATGGTCGCCGCGATCACCCAGTCGGTGAACGCCGGCGCATCCACCATCGGCGGCTCGAGCCCGGCCGGCGGCGCGAACTGGAACGGTTCGGGCAGCAACCCGCCGAAGATCCTGCGTGACGTCATGTTCGCCGAGGAGCTGATGCGCTCCCTCAAGCAGGGCTACCGCGCCAACACCGTCGTGCTGGACCTGCAGACCTTCGCCGCGGTCATGGGCGACCCCAACATCACCGCCGCGCTGCCGCGGGAGGACATGGGTGCCCAGGGCGTGACGAAGAACCCGATCTTCGAGGGCATCGAAACCGGTTTGGCGGTGCGGATGCTGGGCAAGACGTGGCTGTCCACGCCGAACCTTCCCGGCGGCCCGTTCGAGCCGTTCGCCGCGGTCCTCGACTCCACGATCTTCGGCGCGTTCGTCGACGAGGAGCTGCCCGCCCCCGGATACGTCGGCTCACAGTCCGACGGCTCAGCCAACGACGACGGCCGCTCGATGATCCAGGTCAAGACGATGCGCGAGGACAAGAATGACCGGTGGCGCATCCGGGCCCGGCGCGTCACCACCCCGATCATCATCGAGCCCAAGGCGATCGTGCAGATCGAGGGTGTGTGATGGCCTACCGCGTCACCGCCCCGCTGGTCGTCGCCAAGGACCGCGAAGGCCGAAACCACCACTGCTACGCCGGCGCGATCATTCACTGGCTCGGCCCCGAGCAGCGTGACCGCTGGCTGCGGCTCGGCCTGGTCGAGGAGATCGACGACACGCCCCCCGCTGCGGCCGCCGCCGACAGCCCCGCGGCCGGGGGCGCCGGGCCCGCCAAGCCCGCCAAGACCGCCCCGGTCGAGAAGTGGGCGGACTACGGGGCGTCGCTCGGCCATGACCGCGATGAGCTGCTCGCCCTGGGCAAGCAGAACAAGCAAGAGCTCATCGACCTGCTCGGGTGAGATGACCGCGCCGTCGCCGACGCCGTTTCTCGATCTGGCCGGGTTCACGGCGTTGTGGGACGGGCCCCCGCTGACCGTCCAGCAGCGGGCGATCGTCACGTTGCTGCTGCAGGTGGCGTCGAATTGGATCTACAACAACGGGCCGCAGGGCGCCAACCTTCCGGCCGATGATCCGTCGGCGCAGTTCGTCGTGTGGGACGTCGTATCGAGCGCTGTGCGCTATCAGCGGTACAGCAAGCTCGCGTCGTTCTCCCGCACCACCGGCCACCGCATGGACGGCGGCAGCTTCAGCGACCCGATGCGGGCGTTGGAGTTCACCAACGTCCACAAGCAGCTCTTGGGCATTCCCCTCGAAGCGGTGCCGATGACGTCGTGCCGCCCGAACGACTTCGACGCCGACGACGCGGATCAGGGCTGGCCCACCTGGTGGTCCGACCAATTCGGCAACCAGGGCTGGGACTACTGGGACGTCAACAATGAGTGACTATCCCGGCGGGGAAACCCTCGCGGTCGTGCAGTTTCAGCCCACCGGCGGAACAGACTCGCTGTTCCAGCCAGTCAAGGCGCCGACGGTGGTGGCCTGGGTGTTCGGTTGCGCGTTCGAGCCCTACACCCGCGGCCCGGTCGAGGAGCAATCCGACACCATCACCAGCCACGAGCGGGCGTGGGCGTTCCTGCCGTACGTGGCCGGGTTCGGCATTCCGACGTTCGACCAGTCCGGCAACCCGCTTCTCGACAGCAACGACGATCCGATCCCCGTGGCGATCGACAACTCGATGTGGATCCAGCCTCAGCGCCCGAATGACGCTCTGGCGCAACGCAATTACAAGGTCCAAGGGCTGCCGGAGATCGAGTACGACATCGACGGCTCTCCGTCGTACGCGTGGATCGTGTGCGAATGGCAGGCCGGATGAGAACCAGCAAGCGCGATCGCCGACGTCCAGGACGGACGTGGATGGGCTGGCGCCGCCCTTGGACGCGGATCTCGTGGACGGACGGACTCTACCGATGACCATCGAAGCGGAGATCGCCGCCGGGCTGCACTCGGTGGAGATTGAGCACGAGCTGCACAAGTTCGCCGAGAAGGTCCGCGACTACGCCCGCGACCTGGCGCCGGTGTTCGGTGAGACCGGCCGTGATGATCGCCGCACCGCCCCGCCGGAGGGCGCGCCGGGGGACTTCCGCGAGTCGATCAAGGTCCGCACGACCGGCAAGCCCGGTCATCTGCGGGTCGGGTCGAACAGCCCGATCGCGTTGTGGCAAGAGGTCGGCACCCGCCACTTTCCCGAGGACGCCATCTTCGCCAAGACGGCCAAGTACTTCGGCGGCACCGGGCCGATCATCGACGAGGGCGTGCAGCACGCGCAGGGGCGTCTGCGCGGCGAGCTGGAGCGCCTGGAGAAGCTGGCCGCGGCCGGCGCCGGCGCTCATCACATCGCGGCGCAGCGCCGCGCTGTGGAGCAGGCCCGGACGGCGCGGTCGGCGGCGTTCAAAGCCGCCCGCGGCCGCGGCCGGCGGGGTCGCCGATGACCCTCAAGTACGGGCGCCCCGCGGCCCCGGAGGCGTTTTTCATCGCCAAGCTGGAACCGCTGGGGCTGCCGGTCGGCCCGGAGCGCGACCAGGAGACGCCGCTGCCGTGCTACGTGGTGACCTCGGTGGTCAACAAGTCCGACAAATACGTGCTGGACGCGACCGTGTCGGTGCACACCTACGCCAAGGGCACCAACCAAGCGGAAGGCCGCGCGGCGGCCAGCGACGCCGCCTGGAACGCCGACGAGCTGTTGTTGTCCCAAACCCCAGGCGATGTGGTGATCATGCCCGACGGCCGGCCGGCCGGGGCGTGGATCTGCCCGCACATGCCGCCGGTGTTCGCCGAATACCGCGACCCCCACATCAAGCGGTACGTGGCGCGCTACGACGCGCTGCTGCGTTTCACACCGACCACGTAATTAGCAACGAACCCTGTTGAGCCCCACCTGATTTCAGGTGCGGGCAGTTTCGCATGAGAGGAAACCATCGCAATGACTGGACTGCCCGCAACCGGTGCCAGCTGGGCTCAGCTGATCGAGCCCGGCCTGAACCCGTTGGCGATCCGCTACGGCCAGATCACCGACATCTTCATCCGGGACTACTTCAACGCCGACGGCAGCGTGTTCAACCTCGCCGACCCGGCCAAGGGCCTCGGCCCGGCCACGCTGCCCAACGGCCAGGTGGTCAACCTGTTCACGCCGTTCGCCGCCGATGGTGTGTCGATCCGGCCCGACCTGCTGGTGACCGCGCCGGGCGAGAACCTGGGCTTCCACCATGTCGGGCTGCTGAAAGAGGACTCGACGTCGATCACCCCGGATCAGACGATGCAGCAAACCCCGAGCGCCCAGCAGGTCCGCTCGGCGCGCAACGTGCTGACCAAGCTCGACGACAAGATCGTGTTCGAGCCGCTCGAGGAGACGCCGCTGACCCGCTACCTCAAGTACGAGCTGCCGCTCGTCAACGGTGTTCCCGCGCTGGGCACTCCGGGGTTGATCATCCCGCGAGGAAACACCGATGTGCCGGTCGACCGGATCATCATCGCGATGATCGTCGACACCGACGGCCAGCTGCTGGCCCGGGTGCTGCCGCACGTGATCACCGACAAGAAGGGCAAGGAAGACCTCGCCCGCAAGAACCCGTACAGCTCGCAGCTGACCTACGAGGTGCTGCCCGACCCGTTCTCCAAGCAGGCGGAGTGGACGTGCTACGCCGGGTCGCAGTGGAACGCCTCGGGTGACTTCGAGTTCGAGACCTTCGCGCCTCTCGCCACGCCGGTGACCGGGCTGACGGCCAACGTGCAGTTCCCGACGCCGACCGACGTGGCCAGCCCCGTCTACACCGCGCAGATCCAGCAGGGCACCACCTGGGCGGCGGCCACCGTCGCACCCTCCCCGACGGTCGCCGGCGGCTTCACCACGATCCAGCTCACCGACCTGACCGCCTCCACGGCGTACGGCGGTGTGCAGGTGACGGCGACCAGCGGTGAGACCACGGTGACGTCGCCGGTGTCCAACGCGTTCACCTCGACCGCCTCGTAACACCCATCCATCGCCGGGGCGAGCGCTTGCGTGGGCCGCTCGCCCCGGCGATGCCTACGCAACCGCCCACGCAGCAAGGAAACCCTCGTGTCCGAATACGACTCGTTCGAGGCCGCCCGCGAACAAGCCGCCGACTACCTCGGCTACGTCGCCAGCGAGAAGATCCGCACACCCCGCGGTGACGTGTTCGAGATCCCCAACCCGTCCCTGCTCGACGACGACCAGCAGCAGCGTTACGACGCCCTGCAGCTCGAAGTCGAGTCCTGGGACCGCCACCCCGACGTCCTCAACGACGACGGCACCGTGAAAACCCGTGGCGCGTTGAAGGATCCGGCACGCAAGACCGACGCAGACGGCAACACGGTGCTGGTGGAGAACTACAGCATCCAGCTGGCCAAAGCGATCTTCGGTGACCGCTACGAAGCGTTCAAGGCCGCCGGCGGCCGCGCCAACGACGTGTCGTTCATCTGGGCCAAGATGAACCGGGTCATCGCGAACAAGCGGGCCGCCGATTCCAAAAGTGCTGGAAGCGATCAAGCTGTGGCGGCTGTTCCCGACCCAGATAGCGTCTGACCTTCGCCGCTACTACCCCGGCTGCCACATCCGCGACTGGCACCAAGGCCGCATGTCCAGCCGGGAGCTGCTCGAGCTGCTGGCCGAGCTGCCGGAGACCTCACGGTTCAAAGAGGCCGCCGAGCGCACCTTCCGGGTCGTCGAATACCGCGGCCCCGACCCGAACCTGAAGGACCAGCTGCTGCTGATCCCCGGCTACGGCAAACTGCCGAAAGACGTTGCCGTGGTGGGCGAATACGTCGACTGGACGCTCGACCGCAAGATCGCGGCCCGCAACGTGCGTGAGCTGGTGATGCTGCGCAACGACGGCCGCGACACCACCCCGGACCTCGCGGGCCTGTACGAGCCGCTGCACGAGGTGCTCGCGCAGCGGGAGCGCCAGAAACGCGCCGACCTGGTCGCCAAAGCCAGAGCCCATGTCCACCAAGGCGCTTACTCATACGAGAGGCGGTGAGCCGTGCCTGTATACCTCGACGTTGAATCTCGGATAGACCAGCGCGCGCTCATGGCGACCTCCCGGGCGCTGGTCGATCACTTCGCCCGCGTCGGCAACGACATCTCCCACGGTCTGGGAGGGTCGCTGTCGAAGGCGTTCGCCGCGGTGGACGGCACCGCCGCCCGGCGGGAATTGCTGGCGCTGCAGCAGGAGTGGCGGCGCGCCGCGGACGTGGAAGCGGATGCGGCCGCCCGGATGATCCGCGATCAGCGCCGGCTCGCCGAGGCCACCGTGAAGTACGGGGACGACAGCAGCCGCACCGCGGCGGCGCAGGCGATGCTCGCCCGCTCGCAGCGCGACCATATCGACGCGATGATCGCGGCCGAAGCCGCGCACGGCCGGCTGGCCAAGGCCGGCAACGAGACCGCGGACTCGGTCAGCCGGCTGCAGAAGCTCGGCGCGAACCCGATCTTCAACGCGGCCGGAATCGGCTCCGTCGCCGCGATGGGCATCGGGCTGACCGAATTCGCCAGGAAAGCGGGCGACTATCAACAGTCGATCATCAAACTTGGTGCGGCAGCCGATGTTCCGGTTGGCCAACTGAAGGCTGTCTCGGACGGGTTGCTCAAGCTCACCGGTCAGGTGCCGTACTCGGCCCAGGAGCTCGCCGACGCGTTCTACGACGTGGCCAAGGCCGGGTACAAAGGCGCTGACGGCCTGAAGGTGATCGAGGTCGGCGCACAGCTCGCCAGCGTTGAAAGCGCCGACCTCAAGGAAGTCATCAACGGTCTGACCACCACGGTGAACGACTTTCACATTCCAGCCGAGAAACTGGCCGAGACAGCCTCGAAGATCAATGTTGCTGTGGGAGATGCCAAGACGAATTTGCAGGCATTCTCCGGGTCGCTGCACAACATCGAACCTGTTGCGTCCATTGCCAACAACCAGATGGAGCAGGTTTACGCCGCGATTGCGCGGTTCAGCCAGTCCGGGTTTTCAATGGACCAGGGAACCCAGAATCTTGCACAGGTCTACCGCAACTTCCTTGCCCCCAATCAGCAAATGCGTGACGCTGTAGCGAAACTCGGGCTCAGCATGAATGATCTGCAAGCCAAAATCGCCGACCCGAACGTCGGGGTGATCGGCGTCTTGCAGATCCTCAGCGACACGATCCGCAGCAAGACCGCCCCCGATGGCCAGGTCGCGATCGACACCTTCTACAAGAACGCTGATGCTAGCAACGCGCTGCGTGAGGCATACGGGGCCCTGACCGGCAGATCCAAGGAGATGGCCGACGCCATCAACAGCGGTGTCGTGCCGAACATGCGCCAACTTCATCAACAGATGGAGCTGGATCCGAAACTGGCGCAATGGGACACCGCGCGCCACAAGGTTGACGGGCTGAGCTCAAACCTGAGGAAGCTGCAAGGTGACCTCGAGCCGGTGCAGCAGCTGTGGAAAGAAGTCACGGGCACCGCTGAGGGATTCAACATGGCCGCAACCCTCGTCGGCTCCCCGGAGGCCCTGCAGGCGACCATCGATGAATGGAAGAAACTTCAAGGTGTCGTCGCCGGCGCCAACGATCCGGTCAAGGGATTTACCGACACCAACAAGGGCCTGAACGCGCAGCTGAAAGAGGCCAAGGACAAGTTCGGTGCGGCGGCGATTGAGATCGGCACCGCGTTCGTCCCGGCGATCACCGAAGCAGCTCATGGCGCCAAGTGGATCGGCGACGAACTCGCTAAGCACCCGGGCATCGCTGAAGCTGCCGCCGTCGCCGTCGGCGGCGTTGGTGCGGCGTGGCTGGCGATCAAGGGCTACAACGTTGTGTCGACGGTCCTCTCACCGATAGCGTCTGGGCTTGGGACGCTGACCACTAGACTCGGCGAAACCCGTGCTGCAGCGTTGCTTTTCAACGAGAGTCTGGCCGCTGCGGGCCCGGCGGCGCAGGCCGGCGCCGCAGGGGTCGAGGTCGCCGCCGCCGGGGAGATCGCGGCGGAGAACCGCGTGCGTGACGCCGCGTTGGAGGCGGATGCGGCCCTCGACGCCGGCGGAGGCGGACTTCCCGGAGGCAACGGCGGTGGCCGGGTTGCCCGAAGCATCAAGGCCGGTGCCCGCGCGTTGCCGTTCGTCGGCACCGCGATGGCGGTTCAGGATGTGGCCACCTCGGTGAACCCGAACAACGATCCCACCAACAGGTCCGACCAGGGCTGGGGGCACCTGCTGCTGGGCCAGTCGTGGGACTGGATCACGGGGCACGCCGAGGGCGGCCCGCTGCACGCGCCCGGCCCGAAAGGCCATGACTCCGCGCTGTTTTGGGGCGCCGACGGTGAGCACGTCCTGACCCACCAGGAGGTGCAGAAGATGGGCGGCCACTCTGAGGTGTACAAGTTCCGCTCCGATCTGATGAACGGCCGCATCGTGCTCGGCCGCGCCGGCGGCGGCGCGCTCGGCTACGGCGGCATGGCCCCCGACGTTGCGGTCGCCTCGTCGCTGGCCGGAACCCCCTACAGCCAGGGCGCCCGGAACGACTGCTCGGGGATGGTCGGCCGGGTCATTCTCGGGGCGATGGGTTTGCCGGCGACGAACCTGCCGACGACGAAGAACATGGGCCAGTGGCTGGCCGCGCTGGGTTTCCAGCCCGGCATCGGCGGCCCCGGCTCCATCAGCGTGGGCTGGTACGACCATGGCCCTAACCCCAACGACGGGCACGCCGCGATGACCCTGTCCAACGGGGAGAACGCCGAAGCCGGCGGCAGCCACGGCAACGGCAACTTCGTGATCGGCGCCGGCGCGGCCGGCGCGGCCAGCTCCCAGTTCGACCAACACATGTTCCTGCCCACCCTGTACGGGGAAGGCGCGGCCACCGGGATGCCCGGCTTCGCCGCCGGCATGGGCGCGGGTGGTTTCGGCGGAATGGGCGGCGGCATTCCGCCGGGCGCGACACCGGGCACCGGCCCGGGCGGGCAGCCGGGCTACTACACGGCCAACCCGCAGCGCGTCGCGGCGGCCGAGGAACGGCTGCGGCACCTCGACGCCGAGATCGACAACGCCGAGAAACGCCGCTCGGAGCTGAAGGCCACCGCCAAGCAGTCCGAACGCGACCGCCTCGACGAAGAGATCCGCCACCTCAAGGCCGAACGCACCCAGGAGCAGCAGCGGCTGGCCGAGGCCGAGCGCGGCACGTTCCACGCGATGCACGGCCGCCGCGGCGCCGGCGGCGGCGAGAACCCGTTCCTGCCGGTGCCGCTGGCCGACCGCTTCGGGCTGTCCAAGGGGCTGCCCGGGCTCGCGGAGTGGACCGTCGGGTTCCTCGAAGACCTGGTGCTGGGGCCGTTGGAGACCGCGGCGTGGGCCGCGATCGGCCAAGCCCCACCCGGCGCGGGGGGCGCTGGTGGCGGCTTCGGCGGCCTGGGCGTCCCCGGTGGTCTCGGCGCGGCGCGGTTCGGCTTCCCGAATCCCGCCCCGCTCGCCGCGCCGCCAGGCGCGCCGGGCGCTGACGACGCGGGCGCCGCCGGGCTCGACACAGCCCGCGGCAACACCATCGGACCGACACCCAGCAGCGGCGGGGCTGGTGCTGGTGCTGGCGCGTCCGGCGGCGGTGCGCCATCCGCCCCGGCCGACCTCAACGGGCCGCTGACCGCCGACCAGATTGCGAAGCTGCCACCGGATCAGCAACTTCGGCTGCTGCGCAACGCTTTCGCGCATCCCGCACCGCCGAGGCCGCAACCCGACGCCGACATGCTGCCTGCGGAGGTTCGGGCGTGGGCGCAGCAGCACGGCATGATCGGGCCCGACGGGAACTATTCCGGCCCGGCGTTGCCGAACCTGGGGCCGAAATCCGTTGCGCCTCCGGTGAAGATGCAACCCGACCTGTCACGGCTGGGCGGAAACACCAAGGGGCCGCAGCCGCCCGGGCCGCCCTCAGCGCCGCCGACGCCCGGCTACTTCGCCACCGGCGGGCCGTCCGGCACGGACACGATCCCGGCGTGGCTGTCGCCTCACGAGTATGTCGAGCCCAGCGAGGCCGTCGACAAATACGGACCCGGCTTCATGGACGCGATCCGGCAGGGCCGCATCGACCCGACGTCGGTGCGCTACTACGCGCCCGGCGGCGAGGTGACCGATCAACCGGAGCCTCCGCCGCAGCAGCAGGCGCCGGCCCAGCAGCCGCAGAACATGGTCAAGGCGCCCGGCGCCCCCGGCGGGCCCGCGATCGAGCCGCCGCCGGGCGCGCCGAAGCCCGGCGACAACGCCAGCATCCACGAACCCACCGGCCCCGGCGCTGTCAGCCCCGGATCCAAGCAGGGACTGTCCGACACCGCGACACCCGGTGCTGATGTTCAACAGCCCGGAACCGGGCAAGGAGCCCTGCCAGGCATCGGTTTCTCCGGCGGCATCATCGGCGGCCTCGAAGGCGCGGCCACCCAGGCCGCCGCGATGGGCGCCGACATGGGCACCTTCGGCGGCGCCGGCGGCGCCGTCTCCTCAGCGATGAACATCGGCTTCCAAGAGCTCAACCGGGGCGCCGCCTACGGCGCCCAGGACGTCGGCATCGGCGTCGAAGGCCTGCTGGAGGCGTTGATCCCGAATTCCGATGCGACCGGGGCGGATTGGTCGAAAACCATCCCCGGCCGCCTGCTGATGGGTGTGACCGGTGTGCGGCCGGCCGGCCAGCAGAACACCGCCGGCCAAACCCAGCAGCCGTTCGCCTCCAACGCCTCCTCCGACCAGTACGCCAACGTCGGTAACACGCAGCCGCAGGCGCCGATCCAGATCATGGGCCCCGTGCACGTGCAGGCCAACGACCCCAAGCAGCTGCACGAGGACATCAATTCGCAGATGGCCATCAACAACTCAGCCCGCGCGGTCGGCACGACGTGGGGCGCATCGCAGGCATACACAGGGTGAGCATGTGGCCGAACGGCACCATCACCCCCTACGGTGCCGACCAGCTCGCCGCAGGTGATCTCCCGAACCTGTGGGTGACCAGCGCCGACCGCCAGCACATCTTCTACTTGATGGGCGGCTTGGCGCCGTTCCCCGGCGTGACCGACGGCATCCTGTGCGTCGAGAACCCGGTCGGGATGGCCGCGAAGTTCAAGAACCTTGACCTGCAGGCCGCCCGCCAAGACGGGGTCACCTACCAGGGCAAGGTGTACGACCCGGCCATCATCAAGCTGAAGCTGCAAGTCCATGCCCGCACACCCCAAGTGCTGCAACAGATCATGGACGAATGGATGGGAGCCTGGTCCACCCCACGCGACACCACCCTGACGATGGAATACATCACCCCCGACGGCGGCTACTGGACCGCCCAGGTCCGGCTGATGCCCGACTCCTGGGGCGACGCAATGAAACTCACACCCCGCGAGATCGGGGTGTGGGACATGACCCACATCTGCCGCATCGACGACAGCTTCTGGACAACCATCCCCGTCGTCGACTCCTGGCGGCCCACCTACGCCGACTTCTCCGACAACTTCGCCACTCCAACCGAATCCGGGCTCGGGCCGGGCTGGTCGACCATCTACAACCCGAAGGGCTCCGGCTACGAGTACGTCGGCGCCGACCGCCAAGTCCACTGGGCCGACTCCGGTAACTCCACCCAGGGCGTGCTCAACATCTACACCGCCCAGCCCACCGACACCGACAACCAAGTCGTGACCGTCACCCTCGGCGCCGGCTGGGACGGTGTGGTGCTGTTCGGCGAAGCCACCACCGTCATCGGCGCCCGAATGGACGCCAACGGCAACGGCGTGTTCTGCGACTTCGGTTGGGGCGGAATCGAAGTCTACTGCGTCGTCGACGGTGTCGTGACGATGCTCTACCGGGTGGTCGACCTGTTCTCCGCGCCGCTGCCCGGGGAGACCTGGCAGTTCATCGCAGGCGCGGTCCCGGGCGTGCCGCGCAGCTTCGCGGTGACCCGCTTCGACGGCACCGAAGTCGTCTCGTTCACCGAGGCCGGCGAAACCAGCCCCCTCGGGCCGGACAACCGCTACACCGGGTTCGGAATGACCACTGGGCAAGGCATTTTCAACGAAGCCCAGCCCGCCCCGATCGCCTATTTCGCCGGCGCCGACAACAACCAGGCCGCCGAAACCGGGTATGTCGGCCTGTCGAACCAGGGCACCCAGGAGGGCTGGCCCGACATCCTGTTCTACGGGCCCGGAACGTGGGGATTCGGCAACGGCCCCAACAGCACGAACATGATCACCGTCGGGCCGCTGAAGGCCGGGGACGTCGCGTTCCTGTCCACGCTGCCGCGCCAGCAGCGAGTGGTGAACATGAACAACCTCACCGACACCTCGTTTCAGAAACTGCTGTCCGGGGTCTATGACACCCCGATACCGGGTGTGGCCACACCGGATCAGGTCACGCTGTCACAGATCCCGGTGTCGATCACCGGCGGCACCGCGTCCTCCCAGATCGTTATGTCGTTGACCCCGCGTAGGATTCACCCGGCGTGACCGCCCCGACCGCGACCGCCCTGATCCAAGCACTACGGGGCGGCAACCCGCTGACTGCGATCCAAACCGCGAAAGCCGCAGCGACACCGCAGCTCATACCGTCACCGAAGGCCACCCTGGCCGTCTACGACCAGTACTACACGTGCATCGATCCGGACTGCTCGGGCCGCTACGTCGACCTGCATCTGATGGACCCGCGCAAGGATCTGCCGGCGGGATCGCTGACCCTCGACGGCGACGACGACCTCGCCGAGGTTGCGATCCAGTGCGACACCATCGTGGTGCCGGTCATCTACACCAAGGGCAACTCCCCGTGGCATCCCACCGACCCCGGCTACCGGTGGTCCGGCCGCATCGACGTCGCCCACGACCAATCCAAACAGGGCATCCAAACCGTCGCCTGCGAGCTCGTCGGCGACAAAACATGGCTCGACCGGATCCTGACGTGGCCAAATCCTTTCCTGCCCATATTCATTCAGGAGCCGGGCGAATGGTTCGGCATCGGACCAGGCCTCACCGTGATCGCCACCCTGATCCGCGAGCAGGCGTTCCGGCTGCAGTTCCGGCTGTGGGAACTGGTCAACAACATCACCTCCCTGCACCCGGACTTCATCGCGTGGCTGACCGAAGCCCTCTACGGCGACGGCGCCAAACCGATGGACCTCATGCAGATGCTGGTCACCCCGATCTGTGTGATCTCACCGGATGTCCTCAACGACACCTCGGCGTGGATCGAGATCAACGGCCGCATGGACTCGATCTGGAAACTGGTCAACCAGCAGGTCCAGGACAACGGGTTCGACATCGACGCCACCATGTGGGTGCCCGGCGACCCGCAGCCCGAAGGGCTGTGGTTCCCGCTGACGGTGGCCACGTGTGTGATCACGCTGCGTGACCGCTCCGGGTTCACCGGCCCGTGGGGCCCGTTCGAGGGCTTGGTGGTCGACCTCACCCAGCTCGAAGGCTCACTGCTCGGCAACGCGCTGGCGCCGCTGCTGAACCCGGCCAACGAGGCCTCCTATCTGACACCGGATTTGGGCGAGTACATCGCCCCGACGATCGGTGTGGACTTCATACCGCCGAGCGTGTATTTCAACCTCGACGTCGTCGAATCGGGGATGATCGACTTCAGCGTGGACCACCACGCCCCGCTCGCCTACCAGGCGGTCATCGGTGGCCAGTCCCCGAAGTGGATCAACGATCTGATCAACGCCACCTTGGAGTGGCTGATCGACGCGATCACCATCGCCCTCGGGGTCACCGGCGTACCGAACAGCCTGTTGGACGGCATCTTTGACAACGTGCTGTTCGCCTTCTCCGTCGCGGAGAACTACGACGCGAAACTCAAAGGCGGACCGTACATGTTCGCCGAGAAGTTCTTTCCCTCCGGTGAAGGCGCGCTGTCGATCGACTCCCTGTTCTCGCAGGCCTCGGCGTTGTGGAATATCCGCGGATACCCCTCGGCGAAAATCAGTTTCATCGACAACCAGCCGTTCGCGGTCGGCCGCGAGATCTGGCGCGGAACCCTCGTGTTCTACATTCGCCGCGGCACGCTCTATATCGACTACGTCGAGCTGCTCGACATCAAAGACTCACGCACCGAACGCAATCGGGTAACCCTGCAGATCGGTGACGGCAAAAGCGAAGAAGGCGCACCGACGAAGATCCTGCGGAAAATCTCGGGCCTTGAAACCTATGTGAACATCATTCTTTCCGGAGGCAACCTGACGTGACAGCACCAGCGTTTTATGCCGACCCCAACGGCATGTACGTCACGTACAACGGCCAAACCTATTACCTGCCGGGCAATACGTGGTCGACCAACCCCGACGGGTCGGTGACGTTCAACGGCTCGGTGTGGTTCCCGGCCGCGTTCAACAACGCCTCCGGCGCCGGGATCGTGGTGTTCGGCCCGGGTGGTGGCAGAGCCTCGTTCCCGGCGGTGCAGCCCGGCCCCCCCGGGCCCGCGGTGAAGTTCACCTTCCAGATGATCCCGGTCGCCTACGGCACACCGCTTCCCTCACCCAACCCCGAAGTCGTTGAAACCGAATGGGATTCCAACGGCGACCCGCTCGCGCTCAGCCTCACCTTCTACAACTGGGCCGGGCCGCCGGGACAAGACGGCCAGACGACGATCTCGCAGGTTCTTGGGGGGGTGACCGCGGCGGCCGGATACATGATCGGCTGGGATCCCGGCAGCGGTCAGGCGCAATGGCAGCCCGTCCCGGTCGGGAACTGGTACTACGCAACAGGTATCGTCGCCTCCCCGGCGAACACCAACTCCCAGAAGCAGATCGGCGCCATCCAGGTACCCGCGCAGCTGCTGGCGTGGTGGCCGGAAGTCAAAGCCCAAGCCAACGTCGTCGGCGCGGTCGACACCATGGTCGACCTGGTGGCCCGCGTCAACGGTCCATCCGGGCAGATCTGCGCCTACGGCTACGGCAACCCCGGCGCATCCCCGGGCACCGTTCAAGCCATCTCCTACGGGCTGGGGCCGGGCAGCGCCAACATCGTGCCCGCGGGGCAGGCCGCCACGATCTACCTGTACGCCGAGAACCAGACGGCGTCGGCGAACCAGTGGTCGACGACCGCCCGCTGCAGCTTCCAGGTCCGGCCGAGCTTCGTGCCGCTATGACGATCGACCCCACCTACGCGACGTCGGACCCGCCGGCGATCACCCCGAACCCGGCGATCCACAACGTTCCGCCCCAGGACTCGCCGTCCACCCAGGAAATCGGGGTCATCGGCCGCGCGTACAACCTGTCGACCGGCACCGCGAATGGGGTGGCCTCGGCGCTGCTCGGAGGCCTGGGCGCCGGCGCTGACCCGTTCGCCGCGCTGGCGTCGTTCGGGGCCGAAGCCCTGCAGGCGATCGCCGACATCGCCACGCTGATCCTCAAGACCGGCGCCGAGGTGATCGACGACGTCGCGAACTTCATCGTCTCCGCCGTGCAGGGCGTCGCCAACATCATCGGCGCCATCATCCAAGGACTCGGCGGGATCCTCGGCGGCACCGGGACCGCCGCGGACGCCCAGCTCGTGCTGCAGGCCACCGCCGCGACGATCGCCGCCACCAACACCGCGGTGCAGTCGATGCAAGCCCAAGACGCCGCCGACTCCAACAACGGTGTCAATGTCTTCATCAATTTCTCTAGCGGATCGTTGAGCGGGTTCACTGAGGAATTCAGCGGCGCTGCAACGGGGTTGGAGATCAACAGCTCTGGTTACGCGCAGCTCATCACGAGCGGTAACGGCACCGGGCTGGCGTTGCATCCGACCCCGACCAACACCGATGATCAAATCGTTTCCGCGGTCTACTACAACGCGCCCGGCTCCTACAACTACTTCGGACTCGCTGAGGGTTCGGGCTATGACATCCTGATCGCGCGGGCGAATGAGTCGCTGACGACTTACGTGTATGCCGCGATCAGCCCGATACAGCTGTCGTTGCACAATGTGGTCAACGGCGTTGATACGGTTTTGGTGACACAGAACCTGGATCCGGCGACCTTCTATGCCGGCGCCGCGTATTCGCTGTCCTGCGGGTTCGACGGCTCCAACCATCCGCTGTTGCAGATCATCGTCAACGGCACCGGGGTGCTGGATTTCGTCGACACGACGGGTGTGACGAATTACGGTGCGGATTACCGTTATTGCGGGTTCGGGTTGGCCGAGTATGCGGGAATGGCGCCCTCCCAGATGGCGTCGTTCGGGTTCGTCGACGACGCTCCGGGCCCGATCATCGGTGACGTGTTCCAAGCCGGCAACCTGTCGACGACCGCGATCACGTTGGCCAACAACATCAACTGCGCGTTGGCGCCGGCCAACTACTTCAACAACATCCAGGCGCAGACCTCGAACTACACCTACGACCCGTCCACCAATAAGCTCACCGTCCACAAGTCGGCCATCTACAACGTGCGGGTCATGACCCAGTGGGTGCCGAAAAGTGGTGCCAGCTATGCCTATTTCGGTGTCGGGATCTTCAAAAACGGTCTGCTGTATGACATCGACGTCATCTGCCTGACTTCCCCGGGAGCGCTGCCGTACTACATCCAAAAGGGTGCATCGTTCATCGGTGTGCAGCTCGACGCCGGCGACTACATCCAGCCGGGGTTCGTGTCCTACAGCAACTCCACCTCCTACCCCAACACCATCGTCGGCGGCGGATCCGCCGACTTCTTCTGCGAAATCGCTAACACCGGAACGGCAGGATAAATCGTGATCACTGGATTCATGATGATCGCGCCGACAGTATCAGCGCAGCCTGGTCTGAGCGCCGAGATCGTTTTCCCGCAACCGAACACAGAGACCGGGCCGTTCAACTACGAGGTCACCCAAACCGACCTCACCGCCGACGCCACTGGCGCAGCTGAACTTTCGGGTGACCCGATCGTCGACGGCGACACTGTCACGCTCACCGTGACCGGGCTCGTCGACGGGCACGAGTTCGCGTTCACCTACACCGTCACCGGCGCCGACGGCATCACCGCGACATCGGCGGCCAGCACCCCGATCACCGCCACCGCGTAGGACCGTTCGCGATGGGCCCCGCGGTCGCCGACATCGTGACGTCGGCCTGGACGCTGGGCGCCGCTGTGCTTCTCGGGGTGCTTCTCGAATGGCTTTGGAACACAACGCATCACCATTGAGAGGAGGAGCGGGTTGGCGAGTTACGGTATGACACCGGCGTTCGCCAGCCTGCTTCTCTCGGCGTTGAGCGGTGGACGGCCGCGGGTACCGATCGTGTGCGCCCAGCTGCACAACGGCGCTCCGGGCTCGGCTGGACTGAGCAACCCGTCGGCGATCACGGCGCGCCAGGAGCTGACCGTTACCGCGCCGGACACGGGCGCTGTCGGGCTGACTGGCGTGCCTCCGTCTTGGGAGGTGACCGCCGCGGAAACGGTCGCGGCGGTGAGTCTCTGGTCGGGGTTTGACGGTGATCCGAGCGCGATGTGCATGTTCACGCTCCCGGCGCAGCCGCCGGTCACCGTGGCTGACGGGGACACGCTCGTGTTGGGGTCGTGCGGCTTGGAGTGGGCGCCCGCAGCTGCCGGCCTGTGGGCGCCGGCCAAGACCGTGACGGCGCCGACCGCGCGCGCCGCGGCCGGGATGCTGGCGCCCAGGGTCACTGCTGACGGTGTTGTCGCCGTGCCGCCGATGAACGCGGCCGCGGCCATGTTGGCGCCGGTGGTGCGGACGTACCGGACGCCCGCACCGACGATGCACGCCAACGCGGGGATGCTGACGCCATCGGTCACGGCCGGCGCCAAGGTGGCGGTGCCGTTGGCTACGGCCGCGGCGGCGGCGTTGGCGCCCACTGTGGCAACGCGCAAGGCTGTCGCGGCGCCGCTGATGACAGCCACGGCGGCCGCGCTGGCGCCGACCGCCACGACCAAGTCGGTCGTCTCGGTTCCGACGATGGCTGCCGCCGCGCAAGCGCTGATGCCCAGGCTGGCCGGCAGCGCGGTTATCCCCGTGATGACCGCAGAGGCGTCGGCCAAAGAGCTGGCGCCCACGATCTCGGCGAGCTCGGTCATCGTCGTCCCGCTGTCGGCCGCGGCCGCGCAGATGCTGGTTCCGACGGTCAAGACGACGCTGCCGGTGACGTTCGACGCCTTGGGCTCTGGCGCAGCGAGTCTCGCGTCTTCGGGCTCGTGGTCGCACAACGCCGCCGGCAACTATGTGTTGGCGTTCGTAGTAACGGAGGGGGCGACCTCGGCGGTCAGCTATGGCGGGGTGGCCATGACTCTGCTCGCCTACGCCTACTACGACAACTCGGCGAGCTATGGGGAATTTTCGGTGTGGGGACTGGCGTCTCCACCGTCCGGTGAGGAGACGGTCGTTGCAAGCATGAGCGGCTCGCACTACTTTGTCGCGAACACTGTTTCGTACAACGACGTATCCGCCGTTGGGTCGATACTCACCGCCTACGGTGCGGGGGCGGCGTCGCAATCGCTGACCTGCGCCGCCGGGCAGATGATCGTCCACGGGTTCGGCGTAGTCTACGACTCAGGGACGGGGGCGGCCGGCACCTTCACCGCGTACAGCGGCGGAACGGAACGCTACAACCTCGGCAACGGCCATACGGGGCTGCTCATTCAGGATTCGAGCGCTTCCACCACCTTCACCGGAACCACGTCCTCCATTTGGTCGGCGGCCGGAATCGTATTGCAGTAGAGCGCAATACGACGACGACAGCTATTTCTCACAGGAAAGCGATGCGATGACAGTCACAGCCACTTTGTACGGCGGATTCATGGAATCCCTTGCAAACAAGCAGATCAACCTCTACAACGACACGTTCAACGTGATGCTGCTCGGTTCGGGCTACACCCCGGACGACACCCACCGCTACCAGTCCGACATCGCCGCGCAGGAAATCACCGGCACGGGTTACACCGCTGGCGGCCAAGCACTCTCAGGCGTCCAAACGTCGTACTCGTCGAACACGTTGACGTTCACCGCTTCCAACATCTCCTGGGATGAATCGACAATCTCAGCGCAGTACGCGGTGATCGTGGACGTCACACCCGGCGCGGCCGCGTCGAACCCGCTCATCGGCTACGTGAACTTCGGGCAGCTGGTCTCCGACACCGACGGCACGTTCGAGATCGATTGGAACGCCGCCGGGATCTTCCAAATCACCCACTCCTAAGGCGGATTTCATGGCTTACGGAATCACCCCCGCGTTCGCGGATCTCTTTCTCGCGACGCTGAACAACGTGCCGCTGACCGTCCCCATCGTCTGCGCGCAGCTGCACAACGGGGATCCCGGCAACGCGGGAACGTCCAACCTGTCCGCGGTGACGTCGCGTCAGCAGCTCGCGGTCGACACCCCCACGAACGGGGCCACCGAGCTCACCGGCGCGGCGCCGTCGTGGAACATGACCACCGGCGAGACCATCGAAGCCGTCAGCCTGTGGACGGGTTTCGATGGCGACGCCTCCGCGGTGTGCATGTTCACGCTGGCCGCCAACCCGCCCGTCACCGTCGCCGACGGCGACGTGCTGCTCCTCAACGTCTGCAACCTCACCACCACCGGGATGGCGTCCTGAGATGGCAGTTACCTTCGACTCGTCGACCACCGCAATCGCATCGATCGCGGGATCGGCCACCACCGGGAGCACACCGGCGACGACGCATAACGTCAGCGGCAGCGCCCCTAATCCCGCCGTGATCGCGGCGGTCGAATGGGTCGGGACGGTCGACGCATCCGGGGCCACGTTCGCCGTCGAATTCGGCGGCCAAGCCATGACGCCGGTCCCCGAAGCCCAAGCGTTTTGGAGCTCCAACACCGGCATGGTGCAGCTGTTCTACCTCCTGAACCCGCCGACGGGCGCGCAGACCGTGACAGCGTCCGTGACGGGCATGGGCACCGAATCCGGTGCCCGCACCCTGGCGCTGGCCACCGCCAGCTACTCCGGAGTCGCCGGTGTCGGTTCCGGCACAACAGCATCCGGGGCGTCAGCAGCGCTGGCGGTCACCTCACCGACCGCGCCGCTGTTCGTCAACGCGTTCGGCTGCACCGTCGCCGCCGGGGGCGACTCGTTCGCCTCTTACAACCAGACCAGCCGAGCCAACATCGCGTCGGTCGCCAGCACCAACCAGCCCCTGCTCATCGGGGACGCCGCCGGCAGCGGCCTGGTCGACTTCACCGCGACCGCGCCCGCCGCCAGTGAGGAATGGGCCGGCCTCGGTGTCGGATTATTGGGCAACGCAATCAGTTTCGACGCAGTCGGAACCGACGCAGCCGGCCACCTCGCAGAGGGCAGCATCGCGCACACCCTCGCCGCGGACGCCACCGCGTTGCTCGCCGCGGTCAACATCTACAACACCGCGGCGGTGACCCTGACCGCGGAAGTCGGCAGCACACCGATGACCCTGCTCGCCAGCGAAACGTACGGTCTCTACAGCAGCAACCCGTGGCTCTACCCGTTCGGCTCGCTGTACCTGTTCGGGGTCATCGACCCACCCGTGGGGGCGCAGACGATCAAGGTGAATTCCTCAGCGCCCGTGTACATGACGGCGCAGTCGGTGTCCTACATCGGCGCTTTGGGATTCGACACCCCGGCCTCGAGTAACGGTGCGCTCAATCAGCTGACCGCGCCGTCGACGAAGCCGGCCGCGAGGCTGGTGGCCGCGCACGGGATCACGCCGCGGGCGAACGCGTTCGGCTACAACCAGACGAAACGGGCGATCGTCAACTCGAGCAGCGCCGACCAGATCCTGCTGCTCGGGGACGCGGCCGGCGCGCCGTATGTGGTGTCCGCGGCCAGCATGTCGGCCTACACGCCGGCCTGGGGTGCCGTCGCGGTGAACCTACTCCCGGCGCCGGTGACGCTCAACGTCTCGGCCGTCATCGGCCCCATCGTGGGATCGGCGAGCCTGGCCGACTATCGGGTGCACACCCCGTCGCCGCTGCGCACCTACTCGGTGCCGGTCGGCAGCACCGAGGTGGTGACCAGCTTCGGCCAGGTCGGCCCGAGCTGGACCCAGGCCGCCGACGCGGTGCTGGACTACACCTTCGATTTCACGAACTGGCTTGCCGGAACAGGCGATAGCGTCGCGGCGGCCACCTTCACCCCGGTCAGCCCCGGGCTGACGGTGGTGTCGGTCAACGTCACGACCACGCAGGCCACCGGGTGGCTCACCGGCGGCGTCACCGGCGACGTCTACCCGGTGATCGTGCACATCGTCACCGAGGACGGCCGCCAGTACGACCAGACCTTCAACCTGATCATCCAACAGACCTAAGCGGGTGGACTTTTGGCTGCTGCCGCCAGAGATCAACTCAGCCCGCATGTATGCCGGTGCGGGCTCTGGCCCATTCCTAACCGCAGCACACGCCTGGGATGCGATCTCTGCGCAGTTAGCCGAAAGCGCCGCCGGTTTCCGTTCAACGGTGCTTGGGCTCGCCGCATCCTGGCGCGGGCCGTCCGCCGACGCGATGACCGCAAGCGCGCTGGCCTACGCGGCGTGGCTGACCACGACCGCCGCGCAAGCTGAGCACACCGCCAACGCCGCGCGCGCCGCGGCCGCAGCGTACGAGTCAGCCCGCGCCGCCACCGTGCCGCCCGCGCTGGTCGCCGCCAACACCATGACCCCGCATCCGCATCCGCTCTACAGCCTCGCGGTTCTCGACCAGTACCGGTATAAGCCGCTGCCACCGGGATACCCCGACAACCAGCGCACCCTGTACGCCCCCGTTGACGACGTGCACGCAGCGCTGCTGCACCTGCTGGGCTCCGCGCAGCACTCGCTGATCGTGGCGATGTACGGGTTCGCCGACCAGGAGCTGGCAAATGTGCTCTACACCAAGCTGATTGACGAGCACTGCTACGTGCAGATCACCCTCGACGCCACCCAGGCGGCCGGCGCGCACGAGAAAGCCATCCTGCAAGCCGAGCGATACCCGGCTTCGTCGGTGGCGATAGGCCGCAGCGAGCACAGCGCGATCATGCACCTCAAAGAGGTCGTAATCGACGGCTTCGTGACGATCACCGGGTCGACGAACTGGTCGACCAGCGCAGAAACCAAGCAGGACAACGCGCTGGTCGTCATCGCTGACCCGTACGTCGCCGCTGAAGCGCGAGCCCGCATCGACGCTATCCACGCCAACATGCTCGGCAAACAGAAAGGTTCCTGATGCACGCACCCAAGAAAGCAACCGCGGTCAAACAGGTGGCCGCCAAACACCGCCCCACTATTGCGCTTCCGCTGTTCGGCACGGTGCCGGTGCCGGAGCTCGACCAGCTGGCCTACTACGGCGGTGTGGCTGCGCTGGCAGCGCTCGAGCTGATCGAGTGGCCGATCGCCGCCATCGTCGTCGCCGGGCACGTCCTGGCCCACAACCGCCACAACAAAGCGCTCGCCGAGCTCGGCGAAGCACTCGAGCAAGCATAGGAGACCGCCGTGAAATACAAGCTCGGATTGAAGCCCGTCCACACCCATCCGCGAATCCGCCTGTGCGACTACTACACCGGCGACCTACCCTCCGTCGACTCGCTGAAATTCCCCCTCGGCCACTCGGATCTGATCCAGCCGCACATGTTCATGAACGACCAGCTGGGCGACTGCGCAATCGCGGGCAGCATCGAAGAGATCCGGCTGGCCAACGCGCTGCGCGGCGTTACGGTCAACTTCACCGACGAGACCGCGGTCCAGAACTACTCCGAGATCACCGGCTACGTGCCCGGTGACCCGAGCACCGACCAGGGCACCGACGTGCACGAGCTGTACGAGTTCCGGCAGAACACCGGCCTGGTCGACGCCGACGGCAACCGGCACAAGATCGTCGCCTACGCCGGCCTGACCCCGGGTGACTTCGACGAGCTGCTGATCGCCCTGTCGCTGTTCGACATGGTCGGCATCGGTATCCAGGTGCCCGACTACTGCGAGGCGGAGTTCGAGGCCGGCCAGCCCTGGCATCTGCTCCGTGGCCGGCATCGCATCGAAGGCGGCCACTACATTCCCGTCGTCGACGCCACCAGCCGCACCGAGGCCGGCCTGTTCACGTGGGGCGGCCACGGCGGCATCACCGCCCCCTTCTACGCGACGTACAACACCGTCGCGGTGGTCGCGCTCACCGAGGAACTGTTCACCGGCGCCAAGTCCCCGGAGGGTGTCGACTTCAACCGGCTGGCAACGGATTTGAACCTGCTCAACACCGGGCCGGTCATGTCCAAGGCGCCGCGCGGCAAGCGCCGCGGCGAAGGCCCCCACGCGCACCCCGAGACGTTCGCGCCGACAGGTTCGACCGAGGTGCCGGGTGACGACGCCAGCGCATGACCAGAAGGTCACGCACCGCTACACCGTCCACTACCCGGAGCACGAGCCGCGCGAATCCGATCCGCACTACCGGGATTTCGACGCTTACCGCCGCAAAACCCACGCCACGGCGAAGTGCGCGTTCGGTGTGCGCACCGGGGACTTCACGCAATGCCACGGCCCGCTCGAGCTCCACCACACGCACATCGAGTTCGCGCTGCAAAACGGCGTCGACCTGCAGATGCTTGAGCACCAATACCCGGGCGTGGGTGACCCGGATTCCGTTGGCGCATGGGTGGAATCAGCGCAGAACCTGACCTACTACTGCCGCTGGCATCACCGCGGACCCGGCGGCGTGCACTGCGCCAGCTCGGCTGACTTCGAGGGCGAACACTTCGTGAGAGGACTGATTTCGTGAAACCAAACGGCGCACCCGATCTCGTCGGAGAAACCCGCTACCAGGCCGGCGCTACCGCCACCGCTGTCGTCGTCGACGGGCGACTGCAGTGGGAGGTGCGCCGCCACGGCGACGACCACGTCCGCTACACCGACCGCCTCGCACACATCAGCCACTGGTCAACCGAACGTGAACTGTCCGCGCCGCGGCGCTCGCCGGTCGCCGACTTCCCGCGCCTCGGCGGCCCGGCCGGCGGCACGTTGTTCTACCCGGACTGCTCCAACAACAACTGGAACTCCGAGCAGGACGCGGTCGACTTCGTCAACCAGCTGATCCCGCAGGGCTTTTCGGGCATGTGCCACAAGGTTTCCGAGGGCGACTACTACGAGGATCCGTTCTGGCCGGTCGTCCTTCAGGCCTGCCGGGACGCCAACCTTCCGGTGCTGGGCTACCACTACGTCACCAGCAACGACGGCGGCAGCCAAGCCCAAACCTATCTCGCGGCCGGCGGCCTGCCCAACGCCATGTTCGACTGGGAGGCCAACGGCGGCGACCTCGCCAACTATTACGCGGTCGCAACAGCTTTCAACACTGCCGGGGTGAACGTCGGGGTCGGCTACTGCCCGCAATGGTATTGGGACGAAGTCGGCGGCGGCGACCTGTCGCAGGCCGGCGCGATCGTCTCATCGGCCTACCCGGGCGGGACCGGTTACGCCTCAGTCATTTACGCCAACGGCGGCGGCGACAGCGGCGAAGGCTGGAACCCGTACGGCGGTGTCACCCCCACCTGCTGGCAGTTCACCGACCAAGCCCTGGTCGCCGGGATCACCGTCGACTGCAACGCCTTCAAAGGCACCGAAGACCAGCTCGCACAACTGTTTACAGGAGGAACCGTGACACAGCCAGAATCCACCGAGCAGCAAGAAATCGACGCGATCGCTGCGCAGCTCGGCGCGTGGCCGCAGCTGGCCGGCAAGCCCGACGCCCTGGCGGTGCTGGCGCAGAAGATCGCCGACGGCGACGATCTGACCCTGGTCGATGCGGTCGCCGCGCACATCTTCGGTTTGCTGCCGGTGCAAACCCCGGCGACGATCGGCGGCCCGGCGAAGCTCGGCGCCGTGAGCCCGAATGCGGGTGCGATCGCGCAGACCGTCATGTGCGCGCTGGCCGGCATCGACGCCCAAACCGGGGCGCCGCTGTCCTACCGTCAGGTCGACCAGCTCCACGAGTACGAAGGCCCGGGCGTCTACTTCCCGCCCGAGGCGCCCGACCAGACCACCTCGTCGGTGCTCGACGTCGAGACGACTAGCGGCAAAGTCGGGCTGCGCCTGTACAAGGGGCTGGACTGGTTCGACATGATCGTCGCGCTGTACCAGCAGGCCGGCGAGCCCACCCCGAAGGCCGCGTCGTGACCGCTGCGGTCACCTGGGCCAACATCATGGACGCCCTGGCCGGTGTCTCGTCGACGTCGGCGTTCGTCGACCACACCGGCGTGTCCTGGGCGATCAGCGGTGAGCTGCCGATCGTGCTGATGACGTGGGCGGGCACCGGGTCGGCGATGGACAACACCGGATGGCCGCAGCCGGCCGCGGTCGCCCAGGCCGCCGCCGCGGCGTTCCCGAACGTGTTCACCTGGCAGCCCGTCGGGAACTATCCCGCGTCGATCTTCAACCCAAACATGGGCGCCTCCGCGCTGGACGGGAAGAACGAAGGGGTCCGGCTGGCGACCGACGTGTGGCCGAACAACCTGATCATCCCCATCGGCTACAGCCAGGGCGCGATCTGCGGCAGCTGGTGGTGGCGCGACTTCATCCTCGCCAACGGGCTGCAAGCCCGGGTGCCGGCCGCGCTGATGTGGGGCAACCCGCTGCGCTCACCCGGCTACGCCAACGGCAACGCCTACGCCGGCTGGGGAATGCCCGGCCTGCGCGACGGCCAGGTCACCGGAGGCATCTCCGGCCCCGACTGCCTCACCGCGGCCCAAACCCCGTCCAACTGGCTCGATTTCGTGTGGCTCGGCACCGACGGGGGCGCCACCGAGCTGTACACCAACGCGCCCATCGGCACCGACCCGTGGACCGCGGAAACCGAAGTCGGGCACGACGAAACCCTGATCTACAACATCATCGTGTCGCAGGACTTCGGCGGCACCATCGAAGGCCTCGTCGCGCTGATCGAGGCCGCGGTCGAGCAGTTCGTCAACCCGATCACGATGGTCATCGCGATGGCCGAAGCGATCTGGAACGGCCTGCAATTCGTGGCCGCCGGCCCGTCAGCGGACCACTACGCGTACGACATCACCCCGATGATCAACTACCTGACCCAGGTGGTCGCACCGCAGTTCGCCTAGAGGACTGCGCGGGCAGCGTCGCCCGCGCAGTCGAATCACCTTCTCCTGAAAGGAAATACCGTCATGGCCACTATCGATCCCGCCCAGCTCAAGGCCGACGCCGAAACCCTCGTCAAGGACGCCGAAACCGTGCTCCAAGTGATCGAAGACCTGCCGCTGCCCGAGCAGGTGAAGGCGTTCATCGCCAAGGCCGAGGTGTTCGTCAAGGACGTCGACGCCTTCCTGTCGGCCTGACCTGACTGGAACCCCGCCGGGCGACAAACACCTGCCGCCCCGCGGGGTTTCCTAGACCTGAAAGGCCAACGTGGCGATCAACTGGAAGTGGCCCGGCTGGACCTGGGCGGCCAACACGTTCGAGTTCGCGGGAGTGGCGTTCGCCGCCGCACTGCTGGCGGCGTGGCAGGACGCCCCACGACATGACCTCGGCGCCCTCGACTGGCCACACGCGCTCTCCCACGGCGGCTACGAAGCCCTCGGCGTGGTGTTGTACGCGGTCGTCGGGTTGAAGGTGCCCAACCGGACGGCCAGCTGGCTGCGCAACGTCGTGGCCAGGCCACGCCGCAGCGCCGGCCGGTGAACTGGACGATCTGGGGGCCGGTCTTCAGCTCCCTCGTGGTCGCCGTCATCGGCCTACTCGGGGTGCTGTTCCAAGCCAAGAAGAACCACCAAGCCTCACTGGAGCAGATCGACACCCTCAAGGAACAGGCCAACGCCGCCACAATCCAAGCCAACGCCGCGCTGGAAGCCGCCCGCGCATCGACGAAGACCGCCGAGGCGACCGCGCAGGCGGCCATCAACGACACCTTCACCAAGGCCTACGCGGCGGCCAGCGAGAACTGGGCCCGCTACACCGACGCCATCGAGAAGCGGCTCCAAGAGCAGGGCGAAGAGATCGTCGAGAACGCCAAACGCATCGACAAGGCCGAGAGGCTCGCCGAAGCCGACCGCCAGGCCCGCGACGTCGCGGAGAAGAAGTTCCGGATCGCCGAGGCATGGATGCGGCGCACAATCCGCTGGATCAAGGAGAACCTGCCCGGCGCCGACTACCCGCCGATCCCTCCCGAACTCGACATCGAACTATGAGGCCGGCCGATCACCCGCTGCTGGTGCTGGTGGCCGGCTGGACCGCGGTGGTGGTGCTCATGGGCGCGATCCTGGCGACGATCCTCGGCCGGTTCTAGGCGTCACCACCACGAATCGTTTTCATAGTCTCGGCACGGGCGGCCGGGCGCCGTGACGCCGATGCCGCCTATCAAGGCGACAGCGGTTGCGACAGCTGGTCTCAGTTCCCTTCGTATTGCGGGCAGTAGGCGGCCAGGGCGACGTTGACCATGCCGGAGGTTTGCCACGTGGTGAACGTGGGATCGTTGCGTTGCACCTCGTCGACGACTTGAGCGCGGGTCATACCGTGGGCGAAGCCCCCGCAGATGCTCCGGGCGCCGGCCTCTGCGACGTCCCAGTTCACAATGTGCATGCCGGGGATGCCCGATACGCCTTCGCGGAAAATCCGGTCAGAATCGCGCGGCACCGGGGCGACGGTAGGCGCGGGTGGTGGCGCGGCTTGCACAGTCACGGTCGCCGGCGGCACTGCCGTGACGGTCACCGTTGACGGCGGTGGCACAGCCACAGGCCCCAGCGTGCGGACGGCCGGCGGGGGCGCGCTGCCGGCGGGTGGAAGCGCCGCGACCGTGGGCGCCGGCGTCGGGGCCGCCACGCTCGGCGCAGGTGCGCTCGAGCGCGGGCTGAACCAGTACCACGGGAAGCCGAAGATCAGGATCAACAGGCCGGCCGGCACCACTCCGATCAGCGCGGCGTAGCCGCAGGTGCGGGCCCACGATTGGCCGGCGGCCGGCGCCGGCTCCAGGCCGGCCTCGTCTTCGCAGTCCGACCACGCCAACTCCGGGGCTACCTCGGTGACCGGCGGGACGACCTCGGTCTCGTGCGACGTCCCCGCGACGGTCTCATCGGCCGATTCCGCAGTCTCGGTCTCTTCGCTCACAACTTGTCCCATGGGCAGTAATTGACCAGAGACGCCGCGACGATCACGGAGGCCTGCTCACGGTTGAGCCACCCATCGCCGATGGCGACGAGCTTGTTGGCGGCTTCGCCGGGGGTCTGGCCGTTGTTGTCGATGTCGTAGCAGACCGAGTGGCCGAGACCTATCAGCTCGGTATCGCTGCTGCATTTCAGCGCGCCCTCGCCGCACCCGAGGTTGTGTTGCTCGAGGAAACTGATGAAGTCAGCATCGCCGTTGTCGGCTCGGGCTGATGGCGTGGCTGCGAATGCGGTTAGGGCGCAAGCCAGCAGGAGCGCGTGGGTCCTCACAGCGGGATCGTAACCCCTTCCTGTTGTACGCGCGAGTAATTGGAGTGGGGGCTCGCTATTCCACGATCCGCAGGTGTGGGGTCCCTTTGGCTTGTCGTCGGCGGACCTGGGTAGCGATCCTGTTGGCTAGTTCGTCGATCACCTCGTCGGTGACGTACATCTTGGCTGATCGCTGCTGGATGCGCATTCGTTGGGCAATGAAGTCGAGGTGGTCCGAGATGTCGCCGCGGAGGGCGTCCATAAGCCGGTCGGTGGTCGGAATGCCATGTTTGCTGGCGAGGATGTGCGCAAGGAACGCAGCACGCTCGTCGAGCCAGGGTGACCGTCGGACCATGGCAGTCACGGTAGGCGAGACTGCTGGTACCGAGGCAGGCAATTCGCAACATCATTCGTTTCTCCAGGCGGCTGCTTCGCTGACCGCGCGCACGTCCGCGCTGGAGACCGCCGTGTAGCGCTGGGTGGTTGCAACCGAAGCATGGCCAAGTGCTTCCTGGACAGCGCGGATGTCGCGGGTCTGGGCGTATCCGCGGCTGGCGTAGCGGTGCCGCAGCTTGTGCATGGTCCAGCCTGGGGGCATCAGGTCGCTGATCATCTTGCCCACCCACCGGGGGCTGATGTGGCCGTCGATTTGGCCCGGGAACAGGTATCCGTGGCGGGTCAACTGCTGCCGGAGTTCGGCGGCGAGAGCATCGGTAAGAGGGACAACGCGCTGTTTGCCGCCTTTGCCGTGGACGATCAACGACCAGCCATGCAGGTCTTGGATGAGGTCGTCGGAGTGGACGACGGCGACTTCGGCGCGACGTAGGCCGGCCTCGCCAGCCAGCCGCGCCATCAGTCGCACACGCGCGGGCGCAGCGGCCAGTAGCTCGGCCCAGATGTCGTCGGGGACCGGCCGCGGCGCGGGTGTAGCCGCCTTCACCCTGGGCAGCAACACGGCCGGGTTGTGCTCGGCGACGCCGTTGGCAACGGCCCATTCGTAGAAGCTGACCAGCGAGGCCCGCAT